AAAAGTCTATTCTAAAAAATAAGAAATACATTGGAGCATTCCGGGATAACGATCATTATTGCCCTGCTATCATTCCAGTTGATCTGTTCGAACGTGTGCAGGAACTGCTTGCTATTAATATCAAGAGCAATCAAAAATACAGTTATGTGTTTAGTGGCTTGCTTCGCTGTGCTCACTGTGGTCAGGCTTTTTCTGGATTTACACAAAAAGCAAAGAAAAAAGCCGGTGGTTTTTACAAATATCCGTACTACAAATGTCATGGGGCTTATCCTAATAAGCGTTGTATCAACCGTAAGATGGTTCCCGAATCATATATAGAAAAATACCTGCTTATAAATGTCAAAGATCTCCTGCAGGAGCATATTGCAGAATATGAGATTGCAAGTGCAAAGATTGTTGATTATGATTCCCGGAGAGCTACACTTCTGAAAAAAATTGATAAACTGAAAGATCTGTACATAAACGACATAATCACCATGGATGAATTAAAAATGGATAAAGAGAAATATATGAAAGAATTGGAAGATCTCCCACGCAACCAGGATCAGAAAGATCTGGCTCCGATCAAGAAACTCTTGAAAATGGATCTTGATTCGATATATAAGACGCTGGAACCGGCAGAACGCCGTCAGCTCTGGAGATCTGTCATTAAAGAAATTCAAATTGACGATCATAAGAATTTAAAGATTATTTTTTTATGACTTTTTTATAGTAGTAACTGATAGTAACCTGTGGGTTGCTATCAGTTGCTACTACTAATTTATAACACTATTTTATTAAATCAGATAGCAATAAGATCTTTCCATGTTGCCGGTCCGCATACTCCATCTACTTCCAAGGCTCCGTTTCTTGATTTCTGGTATGCTTTAAGTGCATAAATAGTATTGTCCCCAGCTTCTCTGTCAAGGTCAAGAACTTTGCTGTTTCTTCCTTTGAATCCTCTTGCAACAAGAATTTCCTGCAAAAGCAATACGGATGTTCCTGTGCTTCCTAACTGTACTGTTTCCGGTTCAAACATGTATTTACCTCCTGTTACTGTGTTACTATTTTCCTTTGTGTTGCTTGTCTCTCCATTAACAATACTGTAATCTGGTGTACAGAATTTTGTTCCAGGGAGCTTACTGTTCAGGTAGCTTTTCGCGCATACTCCTCCACCATTGGCTACGATTTCAGATGCTCCCGACGTATTGCCCTCAATCGTATAGAATCTGTCACCGATTACTGCTGTAACGATTCCTGTGTGTGTAAAAGTTCCTCCGCGGTAAAAGATCACAATATCTCCTACTTTCGGGTTTGCGTTCCTTGTGAAAAGGTTTCCTAAGGTCGGGCAGTATACATATGGCCAATGTTTGAGAAGTTTCTTTGCATTTTCTAATCCGAACGCTTTCATAAAGCACCAGCTCACAAAGCAGGCGCACCACGCCTGTCCCTGGTATCCTGGGTAAACGTCGCGCCAATATTTTGTGTAATTAGCTGATCCTGCATTTGCGGTTTTGTCGTTCAGTTGATTGTTACTTTTTTTCTCTAAGTATCCAATCTCATTTTTTGCAATCATTATAACTTTCTCAATCGCTTTATCCATGTTGATTCCTCCTTCCTGTACAGCATAATCTTTGTAGAATATGTTTCTGTCTACCGTTCCAGCAATTCCCGGTATCTTTGCTTTACTGGAGTATTGCCATCCTACTCCGAAGTCTGGACGCAGGCGTTCCTGCAATGTTCCATTATCGTTTTGTGGATAGCGTGCTACCCAAAATTCATACTTTTTCAAATGGCTGCATATTACATTTTCGTACCAGTCTACATTGCAATAGATTCCGAACTTATACCCTGCCTTAACAATAATCTTTTCAAATGCCTCTGTCATTTTGTGGAGACTTTCAGCTCCAAGTGCTCTCTGATTGTTCCACTCAAGATCTAACCAGACTGGAAATTGCAATTTCCGTCCAGCTAATACAGAAATAATTTTCTGTGCCTCTGACTCAATCTCTGGGATTGTCATTGCGTAAGAGTATTTATATACTCCTGTTGGAATGTTATGCTCCTGGCACGCTGCATAATTTTTTTCAAAATATTTATCTGTAACGTTCCCGGCTTCTGTGATCCGGAGAATAGCGAACCCCATACCGTAATTCGCGGCTGTTTCCCAGTTGATATTTTTCTGCCAGGCGGAAACATCAATTCCTTTGATTTCCATGTTTACCTCCAGGAAAAGCCCGGCATTATACCGGGCTGTGCAAAATTATTTTGTTCCATCAGAAAACAAGTTGTTCAGGTTTTCGTCCGCCTCTACTTCCGGGATTCCTGCGACGCTTGTGAGCAGACTTACAACTCCGGCCACTACTGCAGATGATACAACCATCTTCCAGTCCACTGCAGAGATCACACTTCCGGCTCCGATCACACCCACTGCAGTCTGTGCCATTGTCTTTACTGCTCTGATTCCTGCTTTCTTCCACCATTTCACTGTGTCTACGCTTGGCTTAAATACGCAATTTTTAAACATTTTGCTCCTCCTTATAATCCAAACTGTTTTGCAATAATTCCAACTGCAATACCTAATATAGCTGTTAATAAGTAACTTGTTACTGTCCGCCACTTTTCCCCGTCTCTTGACTCAAGAGCTTCCAGTCTTGCGCTCTGCTGTCCCTGCTCTTTCACCATGTTCTCCATGTTGTTTGCAAGCGTCTGTACAGATGTAACTAATTCCTGGAGCTGTTGAACACTGTTTTCCAGAATTTCAATCCGTCTGTTCTGTCGGTTGTCTTCTGCCTCAATTCTTTTGCGGAACTCCTCATGTTCTGCTCTTGAAATCTGTTCATTTTCCATGCCTATTTCCTCATCATCTACGTCTGCATATTTGCGGCAGGAATACTCAATTATATCTAAATCCTGCTGTATATCCTCCAAAGGTTTTGCTTTCTCTTTGTCTTGAATATACAGCAGTAAATCATAAATAGAAGACCATTGCCTGCTAATAATTTGTAATTTAGTCATGCTTCCCGATTACTCAGTAATTTCCTCCATGCCTGCATTAATAAGGAGTTTTTTTACCTTTTCTTTTAACAGACGTGGAACTCTGTTATATTCCTCTTTTGCTTCTTCAATAGTATCTTTACTTAAAATTTCAGTAACCCATAATTTTGCCATCATTTCTTTATCTCCTTTGCTCAATAACATTATAATTAAATTTCTACGCATAAACCAGTTCGCTCATTTCCAGCAGGCAGTCTTTCAACATTTCGATCTGTTCTGCCTGCTCTGCAAATTTCTGTTCAGTGCTTTTTTCTTCCTTCGGAATATATTTCAGATATTTTTCCGGGGATGCTCTTACAGTCTCCTCTGAAATCTTTTTCTTGTCTTCCCGGAACTGGTTGAAATCATATTCATACACTGTCTGTTCGATGTGTTCCGGATTCTCCGGATCTCCACCTGAATAAGTCTCTGTTACGATATTTTCATTCAGGCAGATCATTACATCTACTTTTCCGTCAGGCAGCGCATTCCAGGTTACAGGATCCTGCTTTTCTGTAAATCTTGCTTTCACGACTTACCCTCCTTTTTGCTTTCTCAAATATCTTATCTACGTTATACTTTTCTCTGAAATATTCAGAATCAGAATGTTTGAACCATCCGTAATATGCTATACACCGGTACGCAAGATCTAATGGCATCGCTTTTCCTTTCTCCACATACTTCCCAGCTTTTACAAATGCCCTGCGTCCTCTCAGGAAAATGCTCCGTCTTACCTCTGTGTGATCCCGATATATTTTGAATCCCATCATATCAATAGGTTCTCCATGATGTTTCCCGTTTTTGTCTATCCAGTCAATCTGGAACAGCTTCCAATCTGGTTTTACCGTCAGGTCTAAATACTCATTCATGTGCTTAATCAAAAGCTTCATTGCTTTTCTTACGTCCGCCTTTCTGCTTCCAATCAGCAGGAAATCGTCCATGTAGAACAAGACATGATTAATCAGCCTGATTTCTTCTATTGTTCCGTCTCTGTGTTTCTTTCTCTTGAACAGCTTTTCAGCAGCATAATGATAAGCTGCGCTCAGATAATAATTACAAAGCCATTGGCTCAAGTATGATCCGATTGACAGTCCCTGATTGAATGAGTCAATTAAAACAAAAGTCAAATAAAGCAGGTCCTCATTTTTGACCTGCTTTTCTAACATTCTTTTCAATTTTCTCCTGTTGATGGACGGATAGCATTTCCGGACATCTCCCTTTGCCGCTACTCTGGTCTTGCCCGGATTCTTGCGGATCCAATTTTCAATTGCTTCTTTTCCATAGATCTGTCCTCTGCCTGGAATGCTCGCGCATTGATAAGTTCCTACTTTTCTTACAATTAATTCTTTTAAGCCGTTTGTGGCTACATAATCGTATATCTGCTGTTTTATGCACTCAACACCTATATCTCTTACTTTCCCTGAATTTCCATCCAGTCTTGCGCTTGTCTTTATAGGATCAAAAGATACTTTTCTAAGTTTTATTTCTTCTTCCATTCCTGCCGCTGCTGTGCAGACTAAATTATGTAACCAGTCTTTAAGGTTTTCTTTTATAATTCTGTGTATCTGCCTGGCTGTAATGATATTCGTATAGTTTGCCAAAAATCTGGCTGTATCCATACGGTTCCATTTAGCGCTTAGACATTCGTAGATACATGCGGTTATAAAGTTCTGATCTAATGTTATGTTTTTACAATACCGTTTCATTCGTTTCTTGATATAAGGGGTTTTCGGTTTTTCTACTCACCCCACACATGAATCAACTGCATTCATGGTCCTTGTCTCAGGCCCCTATGCTCCCGATCACAAGGTTCGGCTTCAATCAAATTTCGGTGATGCCCCACGCTGTCGAAGCAGGCTCCGTCCTGCGGAGCGAAATGTAACACAAATATCAAGTCATTTTCAAGAAAATCCGGAGACGATATTCCAGTTCGCATTGCCAACGCCATTGTTCGCATTCAGAATCCAGAGGCCGTAAATCGAGCCATTGTTCAGATTGCCAACGGACAACCAGGGAACAGGAACCGCCGCCTTGCGCTACAAGTCCGTAATTTTTATCTTCAGGCGGCCGCCTGCCATTCACCCCGTGTGCCGTTCGGTGAAACGCCGGAGACGATATACCAGTTCGCATCGCCAACGCCAAAGCTCGCATGCAGAATCCAGAGGCCGTAAATCGAGCCATTGTTCAGATCGCCAACGGACAACCACTCTCGCTGTCCGCTCGTACCGGAATCCGTATATAATCCATTACAGAAGCCTGTTGTGCTTCCTGCTTTTGTTTCCGTAGGAACCATGATTCCAAGTGCAGGATCAACAAAACATTTTGAAATGTATTTCCAACTTGCTGCAGTATAAGCTACCTGAGCCGCCACTTTTTTGTATCTTGTCTTTGCTGCGTTCATGTCTGTTGTAAGCAGTGACGCGTCCATACAGATGTATACGTCTCTCTTTGGTGTTCCGTCTTCACCTGTAACAATATCCATAAATACATTGCTGAGAACTTCATAAGCTCCATAACCGGTTTCAATGCCCTGGATCTTGAATGGATTCCTGTTATCTGTGTTAGAGAATGGCGACCCATCAGAACCAAGTACGCTGTCAGTGGAACCGGTACGCCACGGCATTGTTGAGATGCAGGTTGTTAATGTCGTGTTGAATGGTTCTGTATCCAAATATATTGCAGAATTTGTATCGTCTACCGGTTCGATCTTCAAGATTTTAACGTCATACGCAAGATTGTGCATATATGCGTAATATCTGTCTTTATTTGTATTTGAGCCAATATCCCCGACAGATACATAAGACCCGACAATATAATTGTTTGCTTTTGCTTTTGGGAGAATCACTCTTGTTACTCCGGTTTCTGCAACTGCTGCCATTTCCTGCATTGAATAAGAATTACATCCAGCCATAACGCTTCGGCTGTTCGTTGTTGCATATAAAATAATCATCATGAGCTGTTTGTAAAAGAGATCCCAGTTTGTTGTTCCCACGTACATTGAGCCTTTCTTTCTCATGTATGCGATCAGCCCTGTGTATGATACTGGTTTTCCTCCTTTCTGGCTTCCGTTTGCCAGAATCAATCCAGCGGAGCTGTACGGCACTCCATCAATGTCTCCGGCTCCGTATTTTCCGTGGATCATAAAAGGTGAAATTGTTCCGTCTGGATTAATTGACTCTCCCATTGGTCTAAGGCCAAGGGCTTCGTTCGGACTGTCTGAATAATGATAATCTACATACTCAGGATTGTCTGTGATTCCAACCCATGCGGACATTGTGACCTCTCCCACATCTACTTTTCCGGTCTTTTTGAAATCCGGTTGTCCCTGCAGTGCAGTCACATGGTTAAAGCCTTTATTATCTACGGTAAAATTACATGGAAAGTGCATGAATACGCCAATCTCCCTGTAATCATCCTGTCCGATTGCTGTATTTGTGGACGGTTTTCTCACCAGTCCTTCATTGTCGTTCAGTTTCACGCCTGTTGGACTGGTAGAAGTGTCATACTTGTAGATTCTCGTTGTATATACTTTTCCAGTCCTGCGGAGGGCAAAAAAGTTTGATAATGCGTTTTCAATCCCTCCGCCAGCTGCAGTAATATTCTGGATCTGTTTATTTGCTTCTGCCTGAATGTTGCTTACCGCAGTCTCTCCGGTTTCCTGGAGATCTTCTTGCAGCTGTGTTCCCTCTGTAATTTTGGTCCCCAGAGATGTGTCCAGGCTTGTTGCGGTCTTATTTGTTGCATCCAGATCTGTTTTTGTTTTGGTTGCTGTTGTGTTTGATGTATCCAGGGCAGTTTTGGTTTTGCCTGCTGCCGTGTTGGAATTATCTAAATTTTTCTTTGTTGTATTCGCAGTAGAAACAGCAGCATCCAGCTGGCTCTTGAGAGCTGTTCCCTGGGTGATGTCAGATTCTAAACCGGTTTTCAGTGTTGTCCCCCGAGTAATATCTGAGTCAAGGCCCTGCTTTAAAGTCTGCGCGGTGCTGACTGATCCATCTAAGGCAGTTTTTGTCTGTCCGGCAGTTGTATTCGACGCGTCCAGGTTCTTTTTGCTGGTGTCTGCTGTTTTAACTGTAGTGTCCAGCTGGCTCTTGAGAGTGGTCCCCTGGGTGATATCTGCATCAAGTCCCTGTTTTAACTCTTCTGCCTTTTTTACATCTGCTGCGAATGTCTTCTCTGTCTTTTCGTTCTTTGCCACTTTCTCTGTAATATCAGACTGCGCTGCAAGAATATCAGCTTTTACCTGATTGTATTCGTTGTTTTCGTCTGATACTGCATTAATCGCATTAACGATTGAATCACGGACGTCTCGGCCTTTCTGTGCTTTTGCGATCTGGTCCGTATATTTCTTTACATTTGCCACGATTATTCCCCCTTGCTAATAATGCAGTTTGAATATTCTTTTGCTTTAAGATCTCTTACCTCTGCCAGAATAGATGTGAGCATATAGTCCATCAGTGATGCAGGGATTCCGTTCTGTGTCATTTCTGTAAAAATTACATTTCGGATCTCTTCCGTCCTTTTGTCCAAAAGTGCTCCAAGCGGAGGGGCTTCTACAGCTTTTTCTACTGTGTTGTTTTCTTCCTGATCTGTCGCAGTTCTTTCTAATGTGTCCGAGTCGGACACCTTTGTTTCTTCATTGGTGGTTTTTTTTACATCTTCTTTTTTCTGTTCTTTCATTTTGTATTCCTTTCCCTATACAATTCTTGTAATAGTTTTAGCATAGCCGGAAGAATCATCCTTTCGTTCCAGTTTTCAATCTGTCCCTCTGCGTTGTTGTATGTTGCCTCTGGAAAACTTTCAAAAACATCCTCTGCGTACATACCCGGAACAGATTTATTATTCATCTGATCGTTTTCATCTAAATATCCATCTTTGTATTTAAACCATACAACCGGGATGTTCAAAATTTTCTCAGCTTCTTCCAGTGACATATTAGACACATGATCTTTGTATCTTCGTGAGGATGATGCCCTGTAAGCAATTGTCGATCCGTCGCTTGCAAATGCCACGTATCCTCCGCTTGTAACGTGAGTTAAATTAAAAATCTGTATCCTGTCGCTTCCGTCGCTGAATGTAGATGTTCCTGCGTATAATTGTAATCCTCCATTTATTCTAAACGCATGACTTTGAACGCTCATATAAGCACTTCCAGCATATATATAATTACTTTTTATTTCGAAATTTCCGATTTTTCCTCTTACACAAGAAAATGATCCATCCGTATTTATTTTAAAGTAATTATTTGCCGTGACCGCGCCATTAAAATTAATTTTCGAGGCATTAATCTTTACGCTTTGAGCTGTCTGATTTATTGATGATGCAATATTTCCGGCAGATACTTTCGACTTAATTTCCGTTTCTGTCTGTGTAACTCTGGAAGAAAGTAAACTTTCCGCGTTTTTGGCTCTGGTCACTTCTGATGTGATTGATCCCTCTGCAACAGTAATTCTGGATATTGCAGTTTCTGCCGTGCTCTTTGCAGTTTCGGCCGTACTTTTTGCCGTGTCAGCGGTACTCTTTGCTGTATTTGCAGTTGACTGTGCTGCGTCTGCCTGAGCTTTCGCAACACTGATGTCCTGATCCTGGATTCTTTCCCATGCTCCCGTCTTACTTCCTGATGTTGTTCCGGAACATTTCCACAATAGATTTATATTATTTCCATAGCTTCCATGATTCGGGCTTTCCGGATATGTTCCTTTTGCCAGTTCGGTTGCTGTATAGTTTGGCAGGTTCTCGACTGTTCCTGTCGCTTCTCCGGTTGTTCCAGTGACTGACGCTATCTTGAATCCGTAGAAACTATCGCTTGAAGTATCTGTACGCCAATATACATAAAATTCCGATGATGGGACAAAAACAGATGCTCCAGCAATGTCCGTTCCTCCTAACTTTGCTGCAAGTTTCATCGTTCCGTTATCGTTGTAATAAATCTTTACGTAATCATATTTCACGCTTTCAGTTCTGGAGTCTGATGAAAATGTGATCTTTAAACCAGGAACCTTGTATGTGTATCTGTACGCGTATCCGGTTGTGATATCATAGTAAATATCTCCTATGTGTAAAGACTTTAAATCGTCGCTTGTCCAGGATGATGCTGGTTCGTTTGATGTTGTTGGTATTTTGCTTCCGTAAAAATTACCATTTTTTTCTGACACTGCCTGGCGTACCGTAGTCACTTCAAGAGTGATGTTATCCGTCGCCATTTTGATAGCTGCCGTCATTTGTTCCGTTGTTGAGTAGCTTTTCAGCTTTTCAGCTGTGTCTGCTTTCGCATTCTTTTCAGCATTATTCGCAGCGGTTTGTCCTGCCTTTGTAGCATTGCTCTCCGCAGCGTTTGCCGCATCCTGTCCGGCTTTTACTGCTGCATTGTATTTTTCTTCCACCTGCACTGTTGTTGTGTAGGTCTTTGACACTTCAAGGGAAATGCTGTCTGCTGCTTGTTTGATTGCACTGTTCATTTCCAGCGTCGTTGAGTAATTCAGCAATTTTGTGTCTGTGTCTGCTTTTGCATTCTTTTCGGCCTGATCTGCTGCCGCCTGTCCCGCTTTTGTGGCATTTGTTTCTGCATTACTTGCAGCAGTTTGTCCTGCTTTTGTAGCATTACTTTCCGCAGCGTTTGCTGCATCCTGCCCGGCTTTTACTGCGTCCGTGTACTTTTCTTCTAGTTGTCCAGTAGTAGCATACTTTTTTGATACTTCAAGAGAAATTCCGTTTGCTGCCTGACTGATCGCACTATTCATTTCAACCGTTGTGGAATAGTTTTTCAGTTTTGTATCAGTGTCGTCTTTGGCATTTTTCTCTGCGGAGTCTGCTGCTTCCTGTCCCTCCTGAACTGCATCTGCATAGAGCTTGTTTGCCATTTCTTGTGTTGCATATGTTTTTGAGACCGTTGAAAGAATGCTTGTCTCAGTCATTGTGATCGCTGATCTGAGCTTTTCCTCTTCCCCTTTTGCCCTTGACACTTCTGCAGTTATAAGTCCCTCCTGGACCTCGATTTTAGAAAGCGCAGATTCTGCTGTACTCTGAGCTGCTTCAATATCCTTATCTTTTACCCTTACCCATCCATACTCATTACTGTCATTCTTCTGATACTGATAAGCATAGCCGGTTGTGGTATTGAAAAAGAGATCTCTTTCGTGTTCCTTCCTCAATTCGTCTGTCGTCCAGGCAGATGCCGGATTGTTTTCGGATGTTGGTTCATAATTTCCGTACCAGTTTCCGGATTTTCTCTCCAGCTGCTGCTCCAAACTCGAAACAGAAAGAGTTATCTTTCCGTCCATGGCTTTCAGGGATGTTGTGACCTCTTTCAGAATCGCTGTTTTATTTGCAGAGTCTCCATCTGATATTTTGTTTTCAATGTAGTTTTTGCACTCTGTTGAAAGTGCTTCTGTTTTAACAGAACCGGCAAGGATTCTCTCTCCTATAATCTGGCCATCCAGCGTCATTCCGATCGTGTATGGGCCGTTATATCCATTGTGAGATCCGCCGATTCCGTTTTTATTTATCTGTAGTATATTTGTTGCCTGTTCTTTGTCCGGTGCATCCATGTACAGATCCCGAAGCCAGAGACCGTTTTCATCAAATTCTGTGAGTTTGTATCCGCCTTTTGCTCCCGTCATTTGTTTCGTAAGATTATCAATTGCGGATTTCATCCAAGACGCTTGAACTCTTCCAGCCTCTGTTGTTTCCTGCCGGATCTGAGTAAATGTCCCAGTAGTCTGATCTGTGAAAGACTGCTGCAGATTTTCTCCCAGTGTCAACTGTGCCTGATCTGGTTGCTGCAATGGGATTTTCATTTCCATAACCGGCAATACTTTTTTCATTCCATACGGAATTGCATTGCAGAGCACACGGTCTCCTATATCAAAAGAATCATAATCCTGGCCAAACAATGACAAATCCACTGCAGTCAGGGAAATGACAAGGTTCTCATACTGCTGCGTCGTCAGATATTCTGTTGCTTTTTTCAGGAGGTTCGCTGGCGTTGCTACATCGTCCCACTTCTCTGTTTTCCACACCCATCCGAAACTTTCTACCGCCTCTTTGCTGTATATGTAGTCTTTTCCGTCGTTTACGGATGTAATGTCCACATTCTTTTCAAGGCGTTCAAATTCGGATGCGTTTTCGTCTGTTTCCTGTTCGATTGCTGCCCCCAGCGGGATTAGAGCTGTGATAACATCGTCGGCAGTCATTGTCTCTGAGTAATCAAGTAGGTTCTCTCCGAATTGAATTGGTTGTTCGCAATACTTGCCGTATTCCTGAATAGTCAGCCAGTCAAGATACAGTTTATCGTTCTCGTGTCTGAGTCGTAGGTATCCACCCAGGCGGTCAACTAATTTGTCTCGGATTGCTTCCAGCGTGTTCTCTCTGTCTGTAATTCTGTACAGGGAATCATTACTGTCATGGATCGTTACAACTCCTGTATATATTTTTTTTCTGTCTTCTACCTGATTATTGTGAAGTTGCAGCCATGCGTCTAACAGATCTCGTGGGGCTATATCATGCCATTCCTGCTGCGGCAGGATGCTGTCAGCAAGGAAAGACAATGCTCCGGTTGCTTTCACCGGTTGGTTCTTAAATCGGTCTTTCTCGCGTGTGCGGACTTCTCCGTAAAAAATTTCTGTATTTCCTCTGTATACAGAAACCATACTTTTTCTGTTGTGGATTTCCCCGTATAGCGGATTTAACGGCGGAACCTTTAAAGTAAGCTCCCCCGCATATCCAGTCTGTAAATCCAGTTCCGGATTGATAACTGCTGCCTGCCGGTCACCTGGATAATACAGGACTTTCCCATCTAAATCCAGTTCCGGATTGATAACTGCTGCCTGCCGGTCACCTGGATAATACAGGATCTTGCCATCTAATTTAATTTTGTACATTACAATGATCCCCTCCTGTAAACAATGTCCAGTGTTCCTGATCCGGCAAATTCAAGTGTTACGTCAGATCCGTATACAACAATATCTGGAAAGCGATTTCTCCCCAGTGTCAGAGTATAGGTCTCTCCACATGCTGTCACTTTTAATCCTGTTGTTCCAATGCTTTTTACATTCAGCACCGGTACAATTGCAATATCTCCAGCGTATACCGTGTATGATCTGGAACCGGAAATTGTAATTCCAGCTCCCTGATCTATTACACCCGTTTCAAAATCAAATGGATCCCAGAGCCAGTCCTCTGTTGAATCTGCAAGTGAATATTTGTACGGATCTGCTTTCGGAACGCTTAAATGAAATTGACCGATCTCTCTTGACCGGTCAAAATCTGTTATGTACGCTCTTCCGGTCCAGTAATATGCTGGATCGTTTGAAAATGTTATCCTTATGTTTTTACCATGCAGTCTGTTTCGAATATTCGAAATAAAACTGTCCCAGTCTTCGCGTGGCTTCTTACCTCCGAACAGAATATCAATTTCCCTTGATTTATATACTGGTCTGCCGGTGATTGCTTCTGATCCATCCAGAAAACCGTCAGCTCCTGGGACGTCAATGAAATACGTCTCTACCTCTGGTTCCCCGATATAATCATTATTGCCAATTGCGCAGCCCCAGTCTGCTAATGTATCTATGACTTTCCCAGAGTTTTCAACAGTGATTGTTGCTTTTATTGTCAATACATTATTCATCTGTAAGCTGCCTCCTTTGCTATTCTTCCAAGTTCATTATTGATTGCAGGTGCAAGTTTTCCAGCCCATTCTCTGTTGTCAAAATAGATCTCCTGTCCTGCACTCATTACCTGGATCAGCTGTGCCAGCATTCCGGTTATTCCGGTTATATCTGTTTTGTTCAGGTTATTAGCTGGTTTCATTGAACTTGTATCTAACTGCATATTCATCTGAACATCTTTCATTGCGTCAGCAACAAGTCCCTGGCTCTTTTCAATTCCTGTCGCAAGACCTTTCATAAAGTCCGGCATCCATTCTTCATAGTAATGTAATGGACCCTCATCCGGTCTTGAGAAATGCAGCCACGATCTGATTGTGTTCGCCACGTTTGATACTGCATTCGTTACGTTACCTATGCAGCTCCTGATTCCGTTTGCAATACCATTCACGAAATCCTGTCCCCAGCGAACCGCCTGCCCTGGTAATCCTGTGATATAACTTATTGCGCTGGAAAATCCATTTACAACAGCAGAGTATACGCCTGACAGTGCTCCGGATATTCCAGATACAACACTGTTGAATGTATCAACAGCTCTGTCTTTCATGTTTCCGGCGTATTGTATAACTGTTTCTTTTACGTTCTGCCACGTTTCGGACGTTCTCTCTCTTATGTTGTCCCAGTATTCTGATGCTCTGTCCTTTAAATTCTGGATTGCTTCTGTTGCACTTTCTTTCAGCTTTTTCGCATTGTTGGCAACGAACCCTTTGATCGCTGTCCATGCTTTTGACGCTGCCTGAGAAGCAGAATCCCATATTTTTGATACTGTGTCCCGGAATCCTGTAAATAATGTTGTGACTGCGGTAACAAGTCCTTTCGCCAGGGCGGACACAACCTGTTTGATTCCGGTCCATATTGTTTGCGCTGCGTCTTTGATATTTGTCCAGATATTTGATGCGTCTGTTTTGAGCTTATCAAAATTTCCTGTTACCAGGTCAATCAGCAAGAGCACCGGTGCGAGAATTGTATTTTTCAGCAACTCCCATGCGCCCTGTGCAATCGTTACAAGTCCCTGCCAGATGTTCTGTAGTGTATTAACCGCATTCTGCCATAGCGTTGTGATCGTTGTCACAATTCCAGATATAATCGGATTCTGCATCATTGTCGTCCAGATATTTGTAAAGAAATCCGATACCTGCTGCCAAATACCGGACCACCACGCTGGAATACCCGTAAAAAATGCAACAACGCTGTTCCATGCCTGCGGTATTGTTACGGTAAAAAAGTTTACGATTCCATTCCATATCTGCATGAAAAAGTCCGATACCTGCTGCCAGATACCAGACCACCATTCCGGAACTCCTGAAAGAAATTCCATCAGTGTGCTCCACGCCTGCGGTATTGTGTCTGTAAAAAACGACACGATTTTTTGTACAACTGTATTTACTGCATCCCGGAACCATTCGCATTTTGTGTACAGCAATACCAGAGCTGCCACAATCGCGGCTATGACAGCAATAACCGGGTTTGCGGCTATTACTCCAAACAGTGCGGTAAAAGCACCTTTTAGCTTTCCAATAATACTCGTTATTGTTGTTAAAGTTTTCATCTTAGAAAACAGTCCTGTAATTGCAGATATTCCGGTTGCAACTTTTCCAACCATTATCAGCAACGGACCAATCGCGGCGACTATCAGTGCAATTGTGGCAACTACTTTCTTCTGTCCTTCGCTCATTCCATTGAGCTTTTCAACAAACCCTTGAATAACCTCTGCCGCTTTTCTGATGTATGGCATCAGGATTTCTCCGAAGGCTATTGCCAACTCCTGCAAGGCACTCTGCAAAGTTGTAAGCTGTCCAGAAAGATTATCCTGCATGGTTTCAGCCATATTCTCCGCGGCTCCGTCGCAATTATCAATGTTCTTGATTAGCTTTTCGTAATCTGCATCTGATGCGTTGATGATGGCCAACATTCCGGACATGGCTTCTTTCCCGAAAATAGCTGTTGCGGCCTGGGTCTGTTCTGCTTCTGACATATTTCCCATTGCTTCTCTCAAGAAATCCATGGTTTCTTTGAGAGATTTCATGCTGCCATCTTCGTTCTGTAAAGCCTTGTTGTACAGTCTTACGTTTTGCGTGGTTCCTTCCTGCAACTGTGTCAGGGTTTCGTTTGCACTTGCAAGCTCCGTCTGCTTTATTTCCAACGTTGCTGCAGCATTTGAAGCTTCTGTTGACTCAGCTCCGTATTTTGACACCGCATCATTGTATGCCTGCTGTGCTTTATCCGCTGCAAGTGATGCTTTCTGCACCCTGAGCATTTGCTTATCAACTTTTGCCTGATCTACGGCGGTTGCGGCTTCTGTTGCGTAAAAGCCCCACTTTTCCATTGCGTCTCCGACATCTTTTGACGGTTTTATCATGTTTGTCAGAGACGCTCTCAACTGCGTTCCGGCTGACGACGCTTTGATTCCGCTGTTCGCCATGAGTCCAATTGCTACCGCCGCATCTTCTGCACTGTATCCCAGCGCGCCTGCTACCGGAGCGATGTACTTAAATGTTTCTCCCATCAAGCTGACGTTTGTATTTGCACTTGATGATGCCTGTGCAAGCACGTCTGCAAAGTGCGAACTGTCTTCTGCTTTCATGCCGAACGCCGTAAGCGCGTCCGTAACAATATCAGAAGTTGTTGCAAGATCTTCGCCAGATGCAGCTGCAAGGTTCATTATTCCCGGAAGACCATCATACATTTGCTGCGCGTCCCATCCGGCCATTGCCATGTATCCCATAGCATCTCCGGCTTCTTTTGCAGAGAATTTTGTCTGTGCTCCCATCTCTCTTGCACGTTCTCGCAACTTATCCATGTCTTCCGCAGACGATCCGGATATTGCGGCCACATTGGACATGGAGCTGTCAAAATCTGCCGCAGTCTTTACTGCTGCTGTTCCAAGTCCTGTCACTGCCGCCGTAACCGGAAGCATTTTTTCTCCGGCAGATGTCAGCGACTCCCCTATTTTCCCGGATGTTTCAGAAATCTCGGCCAGTTTTGCGGATCCTGATCCAACTTCATTCTCAAGTGATTGCAGGCTCTGTTCTGTTTCTATAATTGTCCTTTTCAGAGCGTCATACTGTTCCTGGGATACTTTTCCCTCCTGGAATTTCTGCTGTACTTCCCCTTCTTCGTTTTTCAGAAGTTCCAGCTTTTCTTTTGTGTTTCCGATTTCATCAGACAGTGCTCTCTGTTTCTGTTGTAATAATTCCACATTCGTAGGATCCAGTTTCAGCAACTTATCAATTTCTTTGAGTTCTGTCTGTGTAGTATTTATTTTTGCATTCAGACCATCAAGCGACTGCTGCATCTGAGTAGGTGCATTCTTCGCTTCATTTTCCAGAGACTTCAAACTCTCCTCGGTTGCAATGATTTCTCTTTTCAGAGCGTCATACTGTTCCTGGGAGATTTTCCCCTCTGTAAACTGCTGCTGTGCCTGCTGCTCTGCAGTCTTTAAGGTTTCCAGCTTTTCTTTCGTGCTTTCGATTTCGTCAGCAAGCGCTTTCTGTTTCTGCTGTAATAATTCCACATTCGTAGGATCCAGTTTCAGCAGATTGTTTATATCTTTCAGCTGTGCCTGTGTGGTCTTTATCTGTGAATTTACATTTTTAAGTGAATTTTGTAGTCCTGTGGTATCGCCGCCAATTTCAATCGTAAGTCCCCTTATGTCGCGGCCTTTGGACAAAAATTATCACCTCCGTTTAGAATTTATCCATATCCTCCTGAGTTGCCATTTTCGGCCATTTATAGTCGTCGTTATTTTTTTCCGTAAAAATATCCAGGACAAGACCTACTGTCAGAAGGTCTAAATCCTGGATACTTATTCCAACTTGCGCGCACCTGAGAAGGAATAGAGGTGTCGTCATTTCCCGGCTACTTGGTCGAAGTTTTTTTTTGCTTCTGCCTGTGTCTGCTGGTTCAGGTTCCAGAGTTTTACAATCTCCGGGAAAATTGTGTAAATCGAAAATGTATCAAACTGATCTAACCAGTCGTATACATCTTCCGGGAAATCCTGTCCCTTTTTCTGTGCTGCGTGTTTTGCCATTACGAATGCGACGTTTTCGAACATCTCTAAATCCTCGATAGGGATGTCCGACTCGGACACCTTCGTTTCAGTCTGCTTATCCTGTGATTTTTTTACGGACTTTTCAATTTTTGCCATGTCCTGAAAAATATCTCTCCGGAACTGAATCCGATAAATTCTCGGAATTGCAGCAGAAGCGGCAAAAAGCACCTCTTTATCATCAATTTTAATTGTTTTTGTCAGCATCCTTATTCTCCTGCGGCTTTTTTATCTACATTAACAGCCTGCGTTGCTTCTGTGATTGTTTCTGGATAGTACACTGTCTTATACCATCCGTTATACACAGTGTCGTCTGTGTCTACCGTTGTCTGAGCTTTTACCCGTCCGTTCGGAAGTGGAGCATTGCTGATCGTAATTGTTTCTGTGCCAGGTTCAATACTATCTTCTTTCGTCTCGGATTCGATTGACGGTCTGGTAGCTGTGCAGTTGTAGAGAACTCGTCTGATTCCTTTCTGATCTCCATCAAATTCAAACAGAAATGCGAATTTCTGTGTATCCGTAGAATCACTGATTTCATGCAGCACACCTTTTTCGTCCTTCTTTTCTTTCAGGACATCCTGTCTGAAAGAATCCGGAATTAACGCAAATTCTGCATCTCCTTCATATCCGTTGTTTGCAGCTGACACATAATACTGGATTCCGTCTGCATAGAACGGTGAAATATCTCCATTTGCGTCAAGTGATATGGATACAGATCCCGGAATCGCTTTCGGGGCTTCAAAAGTAATTGTTCCATCTTCTCCTTCGTTCTGTAATGCGTAATGTGCGTTTTTAAGATTGTACTTAACTTTGTTATCTTTTTTACCCATCTTTATACCTCCATTTCGTATAAAACTTCGTACATTTTTTCTGAGTCAAGATATTCTCCCGTCTTATCGTATGTGATTCCATACTTATCCAGGATGTCCTCTATCTTCTTTTCATTGTTCCAGTCCTTTTCGTCTGAATACAATTCGATATTCAGAACGTCGATTTTTGCGTATGTAATTCCGTCCGCATGAAAATTATCACTTTCCGGAATCTTCCATACGATAAAGGGCGGTACGATAAAGGGCGGCTCTATCCAGTTATGAGTCGAAAAATGATCGTATTCATATGGCAAGCCGATTTCATTCAACATTTCTTTGATATTTTCAACTGACATCATAGCCTTGACGTGATCTCCCTTTCCAGCTCTGCTATTGCTGCCTGTTCTGCAGGTTCTACATGTTTGATTGCAGCTACCCTTCCGCCCCCTCTTTTCTGGTGTCCTTTTTCAAGCAAATGCACCAGGGAGTATTTTTTATCGTGGATCGCAATAACTAAACTTGTAGAATTTTCTTTCACAACAGTTTTCTTCCATCCTTTTTTATACTTTCCGGTATTTACCGGGGATGTCTGTTTTAGCTTTGATACTGTCTTTTTTGCAACATTATTTACGCATTCCTTCGTTGTCTCAGTGCATTGTTTTCCATAGTCTTCAACAAGGCGATTTATTTCTGCTGCCAGATCATCAATTCTGATACTATCCGCCATTGTCGCCCCTCCTGTCTTTATACAACTGTACGATTTTTTCCAGTGACAGATATATTGCAGGTGGTGCAGCGTCAAATTTCTCCTGAATCTGCACTATTTTGTACATTGCCGGATTATGTTCATTGATAATCTCATCTCTCTCAAAATCGAATGGATCCCAGAGCCAGCCGCTTTGTGAATCAATGATAACAATGTCAAGAGCTTCAATGTCTTCCCTGTTCAGCACTGCTGCCGGAATACTTAACAATTTTGTTATTTTATTTCCTGCTGTCTGTGCGTCAAAATATCGTCTCTCTCCGATTGTGCGATTTCCGAAACGAATGTCTTTGAGCTTGGTATCTACGATCACCCTGTCTTCTGTTTTGCAGATACTGAGTATCCCATCTGTAAACGTTTCAAACTGTTTGCGCCTGGCTCTTGGCATATTCTTCCACCTTCTTTGCTATCTGCAGTCCAATAACCTCACTTTTGTAGTTTTCCCAAAACTGCTGCAGTTCTCCAGAATACTCATACATTACAAGCTGAAAAAGGAGTGTCCTTTCCTGAGTATCCCCCAGGAAATCGCACTCCCCTATTTTTCCGGCTAATGATGCCATGCCTCTTTTTATCATTCCTTGGAGCTTTTTATCTCCTTTTGGATCGTCCCAGGTGATGTCCAGATAGTTTCTGACATCCTCCAGAAGTTTTGATAAATCATTTTCTGACATAGCACTCATTTTATCACTCCTTTGTTACAGTTACGGTGTATGTCTTTGTCTGTTCTCCGTCTGTAACTTTAACAGTTACGGTGTTGGCTCCAGCGTTCCATGTGATCTTTCCGCCGTTTGTTACTTTACTGGATCCTGCAGTAATTTCAATCGCTGCTGTTCCTGATTTCGGGAACGCTGTGATTGTGTTTGTTGCAGTTGTTGTTTTTGCTGTATATGTGTTTGTGTCGCTGTCAAATTTCGGTGAGAGGGTTAATCCTCCAATTCTCAGATCAGACAGCAGTGCATTATCTACATGCTCCTCCTGTTTGCTTACAACCTCGAAGCGAACCGGATGCAGATCTGTAATGTCAAGAACGACAAAAGCATTGTTGTCCAGTGCGAATCCGTGAGCATATAACTTGATAAGATATACTCTTTCATCTTCCAGGAATCTGTATTCATCTGAATACTCAATCTTTCCGTTTTTGGACATTCCTACGCCAAGGAAATACTTTCCGGCCATTCCGTATACTGCAGTTCCTTCTGTAACTGCTGCCGACTGGATGATTTCCAGAGGAATCGGAAGTGTTGAAACATATACGCCGTCCGGAGACATTGCGCGTGTTGCCGGAAGGATTCGCTTCCAGTAATCCACCGGATTTACAATCATAATCAGGTTATCTACTGTCCTCGCCTGGCCTTTGCTGTTTCTTGCCATGATAGATGTAACATTTCCAAGCTGGATCATATCAAGAGCTGTCATTTTGATAGTCTCTTTTTCCGGATATTCTCCAGACACAACGTTCACTCCGTCTCCTACCTGACGCGCCATTCCGATTGGCATGTCTTTTCCGGTACCATTTACGATTCCGTACTCAAGCCCATTTGCAAGAGCTTCTGTGAGCACCTGACGCACGTAGTTATCTAACCATGCAGGGCCTAAGTCAAGCATAGCTTTTGAAACTGGCAGAAATGCGCTCAGTTTATCCTGAGTTACGTCTACTTCTTTGAATCCGGATGTCAGTTCTTCAATGATCTTGCTGCTGAGTTTGCCCCATGCTGCTTTCTGCTCTCCGTTTGTGTTTAACATCATTCTTGTGAGACCGGTTACAGTTGTTGCATTTAATTTTGACAGCAGCGGATGATTTGTTGTCAGTTCTTCAAAGACAGAATCAATGATTGTCTCCGGGAAAACAGTCTCAATATTGTTGAGGGCCTGCTTTGGATCCGAAGATTTCATTGCGTCAATTACTTTCTCATAGTATTCTCTTTCTGCGCTTGTGAGCTGACGCACGCCTCTCTGTGCAAGTACGTTCATGTCGCTCTGATTTACAAGCTCTTTCGCCTGTTCAAGCACGTTCTCCTCAATGTCCTGGCATAATTCCAGATATGCTTTTGAAAACGCTTCTGAATCATTCTCCGCAACAGCTGCGTTCATTCTGTTGAGGATTTCCGTTCTCTTTAATGCGGCAAAATCTTTATTTTTCATTTTACTCTCCTTTTTTGAATCCCTGCAAAAATCCCTGCAGTGTGTGTTTCTCTGGTTCTTCCGGTTTCTTTCCCGGTTCGGGTTTCTGTCCTTTCTGCATAAGTTCCAGCTGCTCTCTGAAAGACTTCGTATCTTTCATGTGCTGCATAACTTCCTGGAGACGTTTCTGCATTCCTTCTTTTGTCGTGTCTCCCTCTGGCGCGTGTCCGTAATCCTCTACCTTGTCGATCAGGCCATATTCCAGACAATCATCTGGAGTCAGGAAGGTTTCTGCCTCCATCATGTCTGCAAGCTGCTGTTCTTCCAGATTTGAACGCTCAAGGAAGATTTTCCGATTGCTTGCCGTAAGTACGTCAAGATCATCCGCTGTCTTTCTCAGCTCTCTTGCATTTCCGGATGCAGTTACCCATGGTTCGTGGATCAGTGCTGTTGTTCCTACGCCCATGATCCTTTCGTCACATGCCTGTAAAATCACAAAAGCTACGGAATACGCCACGCCATCAACAATTCCTTTTACGCGGCTTCCAGACTGTTTCAAAAGGTTGTAGATCGTTACTCCCTCTTTTACGGATCCGCCATTTGAATTGATATGTAATTCAATTGTATGATCTTCCGGAATTGCCGCCAGCTGATCGCGGAAATACTTCGCAGATGTCTCGCTTTCGGTATATGACCATGTTTTCCAGTCAAATTCTCCATACGCCGATACATCATCATAGATGTATAGCAAATGTACCGCCGGATCTGCTGCCTGCTTAAAACAGTAATTTGTTTTATTCTGTGTTTTTTCCATTCCCGCCATTTTCTCCACCTCCTTTCAGGCTGTTCAATAAATCCTGTACTGTGCTGTAATTCTTTGTAATAAAATGCTGGTTCGCCCATTCCTCATTAATCTGCGGCTGTCCCATTGCGCGCAGGATCATGTTGATCGTATGCGTTCCAGACTGTACCAGCTTGTCAATCTGCGTCGCATTGCTGAATATGTCAACATGCTTAACGTGTGACGTGTCTACCATGCAGCGGCTGCCCTTCAATACGGCTTTCCCGTATTTTTTGCGGTTGATTTCGCTTTCTAAGGATCCGGCTAATGGATCCAGTGCAACAGTCAGTAGTTCGTCTATTGCCTTGCTGTTGTCCTGCACGTCCCCTTTCAGGATTGACGGAGGGATTCCTATTGCCCTCGCTGTAAAGTCGAATACATCATCATATAGTGCTTTTATGTCTCTTGTTGTTGTTTCATTGTAGTTCTTTGACCTGTTCGTTTCTGTGAAAGTATATCCTTCGAATAAGGGCAGAACTGCATTTTCGCTTTCAAAGAATGTCTTAAAATAATCATTCAGCAGCTTTTTGAGAATATCATCAAAGTTTTTTGCGTTCTGGGCTACAGCTGATATGTCCAGAGTTCCTTTTGATCCATGCGACTGCATAAAGGTCTTTGCTCCGTACTGGATCAGCTTCGCATAGGATCCGTATAGTCCCTGTAATATCGTATTTACATTTTTCCAGTTCGGTTTTAGATACAGAACATCCGTGGATCTAAACGACCTCCGAAAAGTATAATCATCAATCTGCACCTGGCTGTACGTGTTCCCGTACAATGCGCTTCTGGTTGTACAGAACGAATCTGCCACATAGAGCTGTCCATCTATTCCCGCAACAACCAACGCCTCTCCATTTCTGAACATTTTTTCGATTAGCTTATCAAAAAATTGCTGTTTATTCTGATTTCTGTTTGGTTCGTAGTTCCAGGTATAATATTCATCCCGGAATATTTCGTCACCATTCAGAAATGTACGAATCTCGCATTTTCCTAACATTTTTGCAAGAATCTGAATCGCTCTCTGAAAAGCCAATTCCCTCAGATAGATTTCTGTCATTATGCTCTCAATTGGATTGTCTGCAATCTCAATTCGAGACACATTTTCAACCGACTGTTCTGGTTCCGGCTTTCCCCGTATCAGATTCCTGAATGAAAATCCCAACCTTCCTCACCTCCTTTCAGTAAGTCATTACTCCAATGTCAGGCACTGCTGCCGTCTGTGCGTATGGAATCATGTCCTCTATTGTCATTGATGCGACAAGTGCCATAAACGGGTCTGTTTTTCTGCTTTTTGCTTCAATTTTCCCGTAAACATAGTTTCCTATGTCTGCATCATCTTTCTTTCCCGGTTTTCGCCCGTATGGGATCATTTTTGTATTGTTCGTCCCCCAACGGAGCACAGGATTGTCGCCCCACACAAAATTATCATTTGCGAAACAGTGGTCTATCACTGTCGCAACTCTCATTATGTCTGAGGGCCGTACAAGTTTTAAATTTTTATATACTTTTGCGTCGAATCCGATCTCCCGGAGTGCTGCTGCCAGCAAAGCATATCGGAAATCATCAATCGCAATTCCTTTTATGCAGTATTTCATCATTGCCACCTGAATATAATCAGTGATGATCTCTGGATGTATCTCCACATCATCCACCATTGTCAGCAATCCTCTTCGTCTCCATTCTTCCAGAGGAGCTTTTATCCTTGGAATGTCCTTTGACTGACTGCATAACCATGAATGATTGATGTCGTATCTGATATTTTCGTCTCTGAAATGTAGATTTACAGAAACAAGGTCCGTAATCTTTGAGAAATCAATCCCACATGTGCATGTCCACCCTGACAGATCCGGTATTTCTCTGTTCGTGAGCTTTATTTTCTCATACGAACATACTTTTATGTCTGTGGATCCGCTTGGGATATTCATTCTCTTTGTCATAAATGCAGTGAGACGTTCCGGATGTGCTAACCAGTCGTTGTACTCTTTTCGCATTTCTCCCATTAATGTTGGGAGATATGGCAAGGACGGGTTTGCTTTTTCCCAGTTCTTTTCGTCGTATACTTCTTCTTTACTGTCCAGTCTACAGATAAATGGCAGCATACCATTGTCCGGAAGATCATCAAAAAGAATATCTGCCGCTGTTCCAAGCATATCGTCAAGCGGTCCTTCTCTTATATCTCCCTGGGTAGTGTAGTAGGACCGGCGCGGATGCGGTTTCTTTCCCAGTCCGGTTGTGAACACTTCAATGTTCTTATAGTCCTGATACTGGTGGATCTCGTTAAATACCACCATCCCAGATCTCATACCATCCTTTCCTGACGGATTGTTTGTACGTCCCAGAATCGTTGATTTCGTTTCTGTTCCTATCACTTTTTCAGATGTCCAGTAATAAAATTTTTTTAGTTTTTTCGTGTGTTCAGGCGTTTCAAGAGCTTCCACCACATCTTTGACGGGTCTTAGTGCCTGATCTTCGTTATTTGCACAAATGTCCACATCATACGCCCTGATTCCGTTGTACGGACTTACCAGGCAGGCAGATTCCCACGCTATTGTTCCGTCTTTTCCTGCACCCCTTCCGAGCATACAGAAAAGATCCGGCCAGCGTGGAGTCTTTGATACCCTCCAGTATGTGCAATCGTGCAGTCCCACGACAAAAATCTGCCAGGGAAATAACTTTTCAAACGGGAAATATTTTGCGATCCCGATATATTTCGTCAGCTGTTCGCTGTCTGTGTATATGTCTTCGTTTTTGAAACAACTTCTGACGTGTGATACCAGTGCTTTGACTTCCCTGGAAGCTCTGATTTTCTCAGACTCTACGGTCTCCATGAACTCCTCTATGCGTGGATCACAATTCGTCATCATCATCCCCCTTTATTGTTTCTTTCGTTGTCAACTCCAGCTTGTCCAGAATCATCAGCATCTGTTTGTTGACAGCAACCAGATCTTTGACCGACTGGTTCTGTTTTACAATCGTTGCTTTCCCGCTTGCGGATGTGGTCTCAAAGTTCACTCCGCGCTTTTTTATATCTGTTTTTAGCTTCTTTTTGACATCATAGAGGGTCATATAGTCGTCCAAAAGGTCTTTGAAGACGGAAATATCTGCCTGTTTTTTTCTCAGCTGCTCTTTTAAGCTTTCTAATATATCCGCTTTTTTTTCGGCCATTTTTTCACCCCTATTTTTTTATTTTTTCATCATGTGCGACCTTTCGCAGATTTGTCGAGGCCACCCACCGGTCTCCGGCCGGCCGCCAAAAATCGCAAATTTTTCGACCGGGGGTATCAGTCCCAGCGTTCCTCTGTCAGTGGTTCCTGCTTCTGCGGTTTTCTGTAACCATGCACTGCTTCATGGCACTCATGGCAAAGGCTTATAAGGTTTCTTTTCTTCACTCCATGCCACTCATACCATATGTCCAGAGCCATCTCAGGATGTCTCTTCACGTAGTTTACATGGTGTACTGTCGTGGCTGCTGTGTATCTGTGATGTTCTCTGCACCTCTGACATTCATTGTGATCCATCTTCAACACCTGCTGCCTGACCTGCTTCCACCTGGTCCACACATAGAACCTGTGTATGTCGTTCGCTACGCACCAGCGCACGAACTCTGTTTCCTGTTGCGTCATATTCCTCCTAACTCAAAAGAGGACCTGCATATAGCAAGCCCTCTCTCTCGGGGAACGATTATTCTGTGGCTTTCCTGAATACCACGTTATCAATATATCATTTATTTTGTCCTTCGAGTACCGCATTACAGATACTCCTTTATCTTGTCTTTGTTATTGTTTCTCAGTTGCGCCTGGTACTTCTGTATTGTTTTCTGGAAGTTCTCCATACTCTTTCTGTATGCTTCTACTTTCGCAATGTTTTCTTTCCCGAACATACGGCGGTATCTTGCCTGCATGTTCCTGATCCGAATCAACATTCCTTTCGTCTTGTTATCCTTTAGCAGTACAATATACTTCTTTCCGCACTGTTCACACTGAATGTATTGGATGTCCAATTCTGTATTTGGTATATGTTCTTCCTTTGCAGTCTGCTCCATCTGAGCCTTGCATTTATCACATTCTATCATCTAATCCTCCTTGCTATGATACTGTAAAAATTTATCACATTCTATCATCTAATCCTCCTTGCTATGATACTGTAAAACCTCCTACGCATTTCGTAAAAGTACGATCTCTCGCATGGAATGCCTCTGGCTTTCATAGTCTGAAATGTACAATATTCTGTTGTCACATAATACAGCAGATATGGATACAGTTCTTTTTCTTTTCCGACTGCTTCCATGGCTGCGTCTTCAATCTTCTTTATCTTGTGTGTGATCTCTGCCGCTTCCATGGCTGCGTCAGCAGTTGAGTCAGAACAGTTATGTGCTCCCGGCTGTCCAGTCAGATTCTGTCCGGCTCTTGTGTCTCTCTTTACGGCCAGCTCCTCTTTCCACTCTGTATACTGTAAGCAATAGTTGTATGCGGTCTGAAAAGCTCTCTTTGATATATTATATTTCTTTCTGTTCAGCGGTCTCACGTTTGGCATATCTGCCCTCCTTAAAACTAATTATTTTTCTTGATCTGGCCAGTATTCCTGTGTGTCCATGAATTTTATTTCTCCTGGATATACCTGTTCTACTTTTCCGTTTTTATATTCCACAATTGCAAGTGTAATATTTGTTTGTCCTCCTGGATGTCCACCTACCAGCGGCGACGGTTCAACAACTGTTGCAAGTTCTGTCCATCGGTGAAATATAGCTTCTCTTCCTCTCGCTTGACACAAACGGTGTTTTCGCAATTTCTCATAATGCTCTTTTGTGGTAATCACATAGCCGTTGTCTGTCGTAATCTCTGTATTACTGCATAGGAATGGTTTCTGTGCCACATTGTCAATTAATTTCTTAACGTCGTTAATGTCCATCATGTTTGTGATCCTCCATGATAAAATTTTTTCCGAATATCTTCATAAACTCTTCCCTGCTGCCGAACCGGTCCTCAAAAGCTCTCTGTCCCTCTTCATGCAGCATATCCATGACCTTTTGGTTTGAATGTACTGCCTCCGGCCCTGTCCCTGCCAGGTGATGCACATTGCAGAGATATACTTTCAGCCCATAGTGTCCTGAATGTGTCCGATTCGGACACCCTCCGAAAATGTGATGCTCCTGGAGAACTGGATGTCGTCTGTAATCATTGTGTAGCTTCATACAGAGATAGCAAGTGCCGCTTTCTCTGCTGTGCAGGATGCTCGGTCTCTCTGGTTCTTTCTTCTTAGTCCGTTTTTTCTTTTTCTGCTTCGGAAATGACTGCATTTCTGTGTTCCTCCAGCTTTTTCTTATAATTTGCATGATAATCTGTCAACCAGTTTGTCTGTCTCTTCTGGTTTGCAATCACTTTTACCTCTTTAGCATCCATTTTCTTTCATTTCCTCCGCGTCTTCGTAATCAGCAAGTTTTTCAATCATGGTTTTCAAAATTTCACAATCACCAGTTCCACGTGAACAGTTATTGCAGTAATGTGAACATATAAATTCTCGTTTTTCGTTATATGTGATATTTCTACCATTTCTTTTAGTTAATCTCGTCATGTTTTTCTCCTTTTCATCAAAACGGCATTTCTTCCTCTATTCCCTCCGGAATATTCATAAAACCGTCTGGATCTGTTTCATGAGCTGGCTGTGGGTGACTGCTGCCGGATCCGGCGTTCTTTCCCTCTGCAAATTCCTGTTCATCAACCACAATTTCTGTTGTGTAGACCTTATGTCCATCTCGGTTCGTGTAACTGCCGGTCTGGATGCGTCCAGAAACAACAATTTTAGTTCCCTGTCGCAGATATTTCTCTGCAAACTCCGCAGCGTGGCCAAAAGTCACGCAATTGATAAAGTCTGCGGTTGCCTCGCCGTCACGATGGAATCTCCGGTCTACTGCAAGTGTATATCTGGTAATTGCCAGGTTGTCTCCGGAAGCGTAGCGCACTTCCGGATCTCTGGTTAAACGTCCCATTAAAATTACTTTATTCATCACATTTGCCCCCCCCCGTTTCGTTTTTGTTACATATGCTGTGCGGCGTGAGTTCATTTCCATGTCGATCAAATTTCCACACTGTAAGCATTCCTGCGTCAGTTCTGCAGTGTTTCTGTTTGTCATGTACTTCCATGAACTTCCGCAGGCTTTACACTCTGCATACATTGGTTTTAAAGCTCTAAGCTGTGTTACGTGTCCGCATTTCTTACATTTGTGCTGTGTCTCTGGCTCTTTTGCGTTGTACGAGATTGTCTCTCCACATTCTTCGCAACGAATATGTAAAAATCCTTTGTATTCTTCTGCAGCTTCGCTAATCGTTGTCTCCGGTACCTGATCTGTTTCCTTTTCCGGATCTTCAATCTCAAAATCATCATTTTCGAAATCATACTTTCGTGCCAGTTCTGTCACATCCTTGAGGAAATCATATTCTTTCGAGTCTGAGATCCGTACATACAACGTAAAATTACCGGTTTCATTTTGAATTATCATTTCCATTTGTCTTTTTCTCCTTTACCATTACTATTTTTGTATCTTTGATGCGATACGCTCTTGAATCTCCCGGATGTTCTGTCTCAAGGATGCGATCCTCCAGCAGCATTGCTATATGTCGTCTAACTGTTGCTTTTGACAGTCCTGTATCTGCCGCAATCTCATAAGTAGCCGGTGGATAACAGTGCCGCTTTATGTATTTAACAATGAATTTCAGGATCTTCTCTCTGTTGTCCTCCGCCTCTGCTGTTGCATAGTTCAATTCCATTCACCTCTTTTTCTGCGGTGTGCTGTCAATGTTTTTGTTGTATTTACCACATTTCTCGTATTTACTGCGTATGAACTTTCCGGAGCTTCGGAAATGTTGATTCCTATGCCTGCAAACAGTTTTATCAGTGCATCCGCTGCCTTTTTTATCGTTACCCTGTTACCGGCCCATGCTTTTGTGAATTGTGTTACAATTTCTTTCAGCTTCTCGCAGTCCCAGGAGTAGTTTACTGTCGTTTTCTTTCCTCCCCACGGCTTGTTTATTGCCCGGTGATAGCTTTTCCCGGAATATTTCATTTTCTTCGGTGGATTTTTTCCGGTGACCTGTTTGAATAATTTCTTTTTCTGTCTCTTATTCATTTCTTTCCTTTCCCGTTGCCCAGCAGCCGATCACAGACGAATTCGAATTCTAACAATAGTTCAAAATCCGTCTTTCTACTCAACTTCCTGTCAATCTCTTCTACCTTGTATTCTCCGAAAATACGATCCCCGGAGGCTCTTGCGTTGTTTATCTGAGCAGTTGTACAATGTAGCTCTTCCTTGATCTCTCCGCTTGTTACATTCTCCAGAATCAGATCACCAGATCTATTTCTTACCTCATACAGTTTCTTGACCATTTTGCCCTCCTTAATGTCCGGCAAGGAACGTTTGCATCATTCTGGTTCTCCAGTCTGTCTGGTTACTCGCCCATTTTTCGCACTGATCGTCGTCCTCTACCAGACGGCCGGTGCGATCGCAAAGACCACAATCATTTTCTTTACAGGTTTTACATGTCTTCTCCATTTTCTATCTCCACCTCACTTTTCTTTCAGCACTACCTGAATCTGTTTCAATTCTTTCAGGGTTGCTCGCGCAATGTCCGTATGCTCGTTGGATATTTCCTCGTCAATGTATTCCCGGATCAGTTCTTTCAGCATCTCCGGATCCACTACAATTTTCAGATGTTTCACCATCGCTTCTCTAATCAGTTTTGAACACTGCTTGTCTGTCAGGCCTTCTTTGTCGTCAATCTCTTTCAGTGCTTTGTTGTATTTCTCTGTATCGAACTCATAGCAGTCCATCAGCTTGCTTGTGAACTTCTTGCTCCGGTTCGTTGCCAATCGTGCCTCTTCTGCCTTTTCTCTCAGTTCGTCCAGTGTGTCTAAGCTAATTGTTGCCGTACCGTCCATGTCTCCTGTCTCCTTTGAACATCATTCTTTATTCCTGCATTTCGATTCCGTTATCAATAAGTTTCTTCATTTCTTCGTCCAGAATCCGGACATAGGTTCCTTTTACCATCTTCATCAGCTCCGGGCTGAGTGTTTCGCTGCCTTTTCCTGATACCAGGCTTTTAGCCAGGGCGAAGATATACGCAATGCTTTCATCTTCTGTGACAGTCTCCTGAAATTCAATCACAAGGACCTTGCGGCCCTCGTAACTGAGTATCCAGGCGTTTTTTACTACTTTTTTATGTAACTCTAAGTGAGCAACAAGCGCCTTTTCCTGCATCTTTTATTCCTCCCGCTACTTCTGTAAACCTTTTAAGAACTCACACAATTCGGTTTCTGAGTTTGGAAATTTATCATAGCGTGCATGATATGTCCATTTTGGCACTCCGCCAACTCGATCCGGTTCAGGTCCGCCTACTAGGTGCATGTAATATGTTTCTGTCATTCTTGACACCCACCAGCTTTTTTGTTCTCCTGGATCCGGTGCATATTCTTCCACAATCAGTCGTGCTCCGTTCTGGAAATCGTATTTATAATATTTGACGGCTATGTTTTTATCCTCATACCAGAGTCCCCAGTCTTTGTAGGCTCTGAGCCACGCCTTACGCTGATCGTTATTTTTCATTTCCGGTAATGTGTCACTGGAACACTCCGCGATTTTGTTGACTTCAACAGAATCGTTTTCAGGCGTTTTGTTATCTTCAACAATATGTTCCTGCTGCTTATTGTCCGGTGCTTCTGCTGCCGAAAAGCAGCTCTTTTCCGGTTCCACTGGTCTATGCGCTGATGAATTGTTCTTTTCTGGCTTCTCTGGTGCATCTATGGACACCATTTTCACCGGCTTCTGTTTCTTTCCGTATCTTTTCACCAGTTCTTCCGCCAGCTCATTCCATGTGAGCGTATGCTGCATTGTATCGTCCGGATTGAAAATGATTCCCTCTTTCCCTGTCTGATAATTAAAATGTCCATTTCTGATCCTGACGTCTCTGTATCTGATGCTGATTAAGTATGCAGCCATTCTTGTGTCGCATTTGACGACTCTTTCTCTCTCGCCTTTGTTCAATGCTTCAAACAGTCGCTCTATCTGCAATTCTGGTTGTACCGGTGTCTCATTCTCTGGCGGTCTCTGCTGCCCGGTTGCCTGTGCAAGCGTGAACTGTCCCGGAATGTCTCTGTTGTCTTCCTGGAGCTTCTTGAAAGCTCTTACCTCTGCTTGCGTTATGATGTCGTGTTCCATGTAGTGCTCCATAGCCTGCTTCTGATATTTTTCATCCAGATCCGCAAGCTCACGGGCCACGGTGATGTTGATCTTCTCCGCCTCAAACTCTGCCATCCATTCAGCACTGAGTCTTTTCTGGACTGCGTGGTATCTTTCCATCTGTGTTCCGGATACTCCGATTGTTTCTCTCACGATGTCTCTTGTTTTGCCTTTCAGTCCAGCAAGGTTTTTCAGCTCTTTTATGATCTCCTCGGTATCCAGAGCTTCTCGCATCTTCTCCCAGTCTGATTTATCCCTAAACCGGTTCGCCTGGATAACAGACAGGCGTTCAAGCAACTTTGATATTGCGTCGTCATTTTCCCTTGTTGCCGAACCGTTAATGCAGTTTTCCTCAATCAAATTCTTACGTGCATTATCTTTTACTTTTGTATATTTGCAGTTTATCTTTCGAAACTCTTCATGTCCCTCCTCTACCAGCATCCTGCAGCACATTGTCCGGCAGTGTCCGGAAATTATGTAATCCTCTCCGTCCCTCTCTTCGATCAGGACATCCTGCATCACTCCGAACAGCAGTATAGAGTTCTTCAATCCCTGCAGTTTCTCCGGCTTGACCCCGTAAAAATTCGCTTTCGATGGGATTAGTTTGAACACGTCTCTGTACACCGTATCACTTGAGTTTTCTTCCTGTATCTGTTTCGGACGTTTCGCAACCATATCGGCAAGGTTAAAAGCCATTACTCCTCACCTCCTGATATGTTCAGCTCTGCAATATACTCTGTTACAAGGTCCTCATAGTCCTTTGCAGCTAAAGATCTCGGTGAGTACTTCGGAATCGGGATTCTCGCGTATGTACACTCTGATACTTTTCTGGAATATCTGATACGTGTTTTTAACATCGGGTATTCTGCTGCCTGGATCAGCTCCAGCCCTTGTCGCTGCGCTTCGTTTCTTCTGTCGTATTTCGTGATAAAGATCCAATAATTCTCAAGATCTTCGTTCAGGTCCTCTCGCGTATGCCGGATCTGATTGACAAGCTCCGGTAGTCCCTCTCCGGTGTTGTCGTCGATTTCGACAGGAATCAATACATCATTGCACGCTGTCAGCGCATTGATCGTGGAGATATTAATATCCGGTGCGTTGTCAATGATGCAGAAATCATACAGATCCTTGACACATTCGAGTGCGTTCTTGATACGATACTGCTGCGGGCGTGTCTGATCCAGCATGACCGTCTGATTTGCTGTAAGCAGACGCATGTTTGCCGGGAGCACGTCCAGATTCTCAAAATCTGTTTTTTTGATGAGCTTGTGCATCCAGTCTTCCGGATGCCGCGTCGTCATGATCCTGTCAATGCCCTCTCCATCCTGGGTGCGTCGGTTCAATCCTCTCGATGCATCCCCTTGCTTATCGTTGTCAAGCAGGAGCACTCTGTATCCCTGGTTTGCAAGGATGTACGCAATGCTGTTTGATGTGATCGTCTTAGCCACTCCGCCTTTTAAGTTAATAACCGCTACTGTTCTCATAATTTTCCCCTTTTCTTGTTGTTATTCTTTTCTTTTTCCGCAGCTACATCCGTCCCCTGGTTTCAGTTTTCTGCGTATTCCCTCTACACACTGGCAATAGCCTATGTTTTCTGGTTCTGAGTAATATCTGTACTCACATTCTTCGCAGAGTACAATATGCTTGTACCTGTCCATAAGTTTCATAGCCTGGCTATGGTCAAAGTGATTGATCTTGTCATATTCTGCTTTGATCCCGTCTGTATGCTTCTGCAGTTCACAGTAATGGCAGAAATAATCCAGTTCCTCCTGGTTTAAATCTTCTTCTCTGTATCTGCAGATATTGTCGCAGATGTATTCTTCCAGAGCTTCAATGTTTGTGTCTATTCCGTCGTCCTCTTTCTTCGTCGGCTCGGCGCATCCATTCGGGTTTGCCGTTCTCTGGCTCGCTGTCAAAATAAATCCCTCCTTTCTGGTCTTTGTAATACGTGAATTTATATCCTGATCTAGTGATCGTGCCTATGTATTCCATGTCAGCCGGGTTCTGTTCTGGTCTCAGGCTCCATCCCTTTCCCCATATCTCCTCCATCTTTTTTCATTTCCTCCTGCATCCATACGGAGTATGTGTGCTTTCCAGAGTGAGAGGATATCACGATGCTGCACTCTTTTATCTTTCTGCAGATACTCTCCCATTCCTTAGCGTTCTTTATCGGTTTGCCTTTTGTATCTTTGAAATCTGTTGCTGCCATTTCATCTATTTTCAGGATCCGTGCTGCAACAAACGCGTCTTTTGTATATACGCATACCTCACATTCTTTGTGGAATCGTACAAGAGCTTCTTCTAGCGCCTGCAGATTGCACTTGTGATATGTTCCCTCTGCTGATCCGAACCCTACACGGGTTACTGGTATGCATCTTCCGGCCATGGCTTCAAGTACATATCCGTATTTTCGCCAGGTGCATTCCTGGTTTTGCTTGTCCGTCTCCAGATATATATTTACTTTCATGCCCTTATTCCCTCTTTTTCTTTACTTTCTTTTTCTGTTCCTGCTTCTTTGGCAGTCTCTTCGTGCGGATCAGTGTATATGTGCGGTATGGTTGACCGGTCACGCTGTTGATGTCTTCGTGAAAAGAGTCTTTTTCCACTTCCCACCCTTTCGGGATTCTGACTTTTCCCCATGTCTCCCAGTGCTTATGCACTTTTTCATCCGGCTCCGGAATTGGCAGGTTCCTCGACGCTGAATAACTCGCCTCCCTCAACCTTGGCTCTGTATCCGGTGTCTTTGTTATGTACGCTGCCAGATCAGCAAACTCACCTTTTTCATACATGAGTTTGTTTTCCACCTGTCCATGCGGCCATGCCTTTCGCAAAATGATGTCGGTATCCGGAATCCTGTTCACTATGATGTGTATGTGCCAGGCTCCTCTTGTGCCTACCT